CCAACTTTTTCTCCAAGTGACTTTGCCCATATTCTCCACCATGCCGTCAAGGTTTAACGGGCCAAGTTATGTTGGCTAAGTCTTTTGTAATATCGCGCAATGCTTGTCTGTACTCTTCCCACTCTTTTTTCTTACCTGCCGAATGATAGACATCGGGCAACTGTGTCCAGTCAGACTCATCGAGTAGCTGGTTTCTTTTGCGTCGAGTTTGTCCCAACGCAATAGCATCAATCTGACTTTGTTCTTTCCTAGTAATCGTCTGGTTAACAACGTCGTTTGTAGCGTCATATACCTTACTCAAATCATGCGTTGCAGCGCTAAACGAATCTATATCAGGATGAGTATTGTACGGAACCCACTTGCCGTAATTCGCTGGTACAGACTGGGGTGAACCCTCTGGTTTGCCGTCCTCAATTCTTATGAACATCTGCATCTAAGTAAGCCCCATTGTGTAGCCTTTCCATTGGGCATACTTACCTGTACTGGAATTTCCAGTCCAAGTCTGGTCTGTAGTTTCACCTGTATTGTCGGGACCACCGGAATCGCCATACATTTTGATCTTTACTGTAAAACGAACAGATTTTGAAGTAGGATCTCCCGGTCTTGAAGCTATAACAGGTACAGTACTCAAACCACCGTCCACTGACGAAGAAGCATGACCTAATTCTTGTATTAGAGTCTCAGTTCCCAACGACCCATTAGCCTCAATGTCTTGATAGTAAACCGCCACCGAAATACAGTCTTTCCATGTCCTAATAGAAAAAACCATATTTAAAGTATGGATAACAGGATGATATACAGCTGGTGACTGCGATGACCCGTCAACTAAAATTTCGTTTTGGGGAGAATCTACCGACATTAAGTTAACTTGCGTAGGACCAAAATTTATATTAGTAGAATAATCACCAAAAAGATTAAACCTAGTTATATCACCTTGGAGATCATCAACTGCAAGGTTATCAACTGTTATAAGATTAGCATCGATTGCTTTAATTCTAAGCTTGTAAATACTCGGATTTGTAGACGTATCTTCAAAAGACTCCAGCGATGAGTTGTCAAGAATAAGCTTACTAGCTTCTATCGTCGTAGCATCAATCAACTGCGAAACATTCAGCGTTCCTGTGGTAATAACGTCGGCGTTTAAATTATAAATGGCTGCTGCTTGTATTGATGCTTTCCTAATGTGAGCACCGTCAATATAGACACCGCGCTCAATTGTGTAGGTGCTAGTATTAGGGGCAGGTGCGCCATCGTCTACGGTTGTGCTTGAGGCTTGAACTGTAAATGGAGGCGTTTTGATATCGTCCCATTTGTTTTGGTCTTTGTGTAACGGGTCTATCCCCGCACTAGACGCATGAGAAGTCCGACATTTAAAAACACGGACCACTCCTACAGCATTAGTATTACCAGCCGAGTACTGTACTACCTTTGCATTAGTAAGATCACTCGAAGTAACTACCCGGTTTAGAATAGCCCCCGCCGAATAAGAACTGCTTGACGACCATTCTATTGCACTTGCTTCAACTGAAACGGTATAGTCTGGATGGCACAACGCAAACCGATCTGCATGAATTAAAAATGCAGAAGACGCATCCGCTGCCGTGCTACTGGATGAAAAGTTATTGGTGTTTATTAAACCAAATCCGGCAATCCTTCCACCCGCATCTATCTTAACTGTGTACTGCCCAGCTAGTTGCCCGTTTGCACTGGCTTGAGCTGTCATGCGTTGTTCTAATGTAACTGTTCCGCTACCGTCTATATCAGCAATACCATCAATTCGTGCAGTAACCGTTGTCACATCATTTTTTGTTACTCGTGCGCTTCTACCATCGCCTATCAAATCCCAATTTGCGTTGTTATGCGTCGTATCAATTGTTGGTGGAGAGTCATTATGTCCACTAGCTGGAGGAGCAGGAACGGCAATTCTGCAAATAAAGAAATGATTTCTATCCCCAAGAGAGTCTGGGTTAGAAACAACTCTAACCATATCCCCCACAGCATACGCCTTATTCGCGTCCCATAACGGAACGCTACCAATGTTGCTACCAACATCACTGCTTAGAAAAGTAGATAATGGGCTGCCAGTGACATCAGCCGATAAAGCATCCAACAGGAAGTTTACGTTGGCTTCTGTTTGAGCCGATTGGACTGAACTCCAAGCACCAACTACATCACCCGTGTTTTTATGCCTAATCCAATAATAGTAAAGAACGCTTCCGCTACCAACCGGGTCTGCGTAAGCTCTACTGTTAGACGTTGCAATGAGGATAGCATCGCCAATTGTGTTTGAAGTATGTCTCCAGATTTCAGTTAGCGAGTGACCTCGGTATCTTGGGTAGTCCCAGGTTAAGTGTATATTTTCAAATGCGCCACTTGCGGTAAAACTTGTTGGTGTTAGTGGGACAGCACTATCAACTATATCTGGATCTCCAAATCCGCGATTGCTGTCAGTTGTATTGTTCGGGTCAAACGGTGCGGCTTTAAGTTCTTTTGCTAGTCCAGAATCAATTAACTCACGAAGCGTAATTGCTCGATCTCTTGGGTCGCCTTTTCTGCCAAGTCTTATTTCAAGGGCTTCAACGACTGCCAGCAAATACTGACGGGCCTGTGGAGATAAATCATCAGGGACTTTTGGAAAACCTGGGAGTTTAGTCGGGCGGTTAGTTAGCGTCATGTTGCACGAATCTCATCCATTGTTTGTGCCAGACAAAATTCATTAACATCTGTTCCGTAAACTTCAACCTCCCATTCTTGTGCAAGTGTCGCTATTACTCGCATCACTGCAGAACCGCGCAATGTTGTTGTACTCACTACGTTGCCGACTGAATCATAGCTAGTCTGAACAAAATTAGTAGACGTTTTAGTAATATAGTAATGGGCGATAAGAGCACCATCCGCATAGATTTTGGCACCTACCGGATACGTGTCGGCATCTATAGAAAACCACGCCATAGTAATGGGGGAAGACGTTACATATTTTTTGGTTTTCCAAGTCAGCGTCTTATTGCTAGTGCCACCTCTAAACTTTTTAATTATGCTACCAACAATAAGATACAGCTCCCCGGTCTTTGGGTTGGTGTACCCGCCTTTCACTTGAGCAGAGGACGACAACGTAGAAATAGAAGTCTGTTCCGAACGCGGATCAAAAACCCAGCCGCCATGACTACTGCCACTTGTCCAAAATGCAACGTAAGTACCTTCGTACCGAAATGCTTTTATCAAGGTTGGGTAAAAATCGGTATTCCATTGGGCTACAGAAATTAACCCGCGAGTAACCACCTGACCAGTGGCTGACTGAATCGCACATAGTCCATCGGGTGCTGCATACAGAACATAGTCGCCCATATCTACAACCGAGTTCTTATTAACACACGCTTGTCTCAAATCGATCCTAACTGCTGTCATCGCAGATGGATCAGTTCCTGTTATGAAGTAAGGCTGTCCATCTGTCAAAGCTGCAACACCGTTAGCTGTACTTGCAATAGCTACGATTTCGTCTTCAGTTGTAATTCGATAATCAATAGGCCACGCATGAGGCATGAACGGTTCACTCAAACAGAATCGTTTACCTGAAAAACCTGCAAACACGCCTTGCGCTAAAGTAATCAAGCCTTGAAGTGGACCGCTTGGGTATAACGATGTCTGATCATCGGGCGGACCAATCCAAGTATCGGAAGGAAGGATTTCCCCTAAGGCATTAGCAGCCAGGTTGTCAGTGGTACTTGTAGTCGCGTAAGAAACTTGTTTAACAAACTGAAACTGCGTATTCGTAGAACCTGTATTAGAACGATAGATTCTTTTTAATGCATTGCTGCCTCCAAAATTAGTGTTACTCAAGCCGCTATAATTTGGAATACCAATTGTTGCTGTCTGCCCGTCTGTCATCTGCGTTACTGTTGAAGGCGCACTGGGTGGTCCTTCCTCGCCATAATGAGTCACTAAAGTGTATACATAAGATACATCGTTGGGTGTCAAGGACGTATCTGCTGTCCCGCTTATGCTTACAG